CTACGGAGGCTTTTTAATTGGAGGTTACCATGCCATCACCGAACAGAGCCGATCATACTTGGGCGAAGGTTCAATACCAGAAGGCCAAGAAGATCATATTTGCATCGCAGACCGTTTGCGGAATCTGCGGACGTCCTGTCGACTTCGACAAGAAGTTCCCTGATCCGTGGTCCGCGACTGTCGACCACATCATTCCTCTCGTCAAGGGTGGCGATCCTGCCAACCTTGAGAACATGCAGCTCGCTCATCTGGCATGCAACCGACTCAAGAGCTCAAAACTTTTGGAACCGCAGATAAAAGAAAAGAACGTCAGCAACAGGGACTTGCCTCTCTCAAAGAACTGGGAAGTCTGACGGGGGCTATGCCTTCCTACCTACTGGGTGGGTGAACTACCCCAGCCTGTTACTGTGCCGTGTTTGGAGGGACCCGCCCTCCCGGAGGAACTATGAAGATCGAGAAAGAAGTACAGAAAAATATCGACATGCTGGTCAAGATACGAGACGACGTGGAAACATCCCCCGCCGTGCGCATTCAGGCCATTCAGACCTTGCAGAAGATACTGGATAACATCGGAGCAGCGGCACCGGACAACAAGCCGACCGCCGATGACATTTTGGCAAAGATAAGGAGTGCAAAGAAGTGAAAGGGATAAGCTACCTTAAAAGCAAGCTCGAGAATAAGCGCACACGTGTTCTTTTGCGCTACAAGTATTACGAGCAGAAGAACTGCGCGCCCGATCTGGGCATTTCCACTCCGCAGGGGATGGAATGGTTCTCAACTGTGAACGGTTGGTGCGCAAAAGCGGTCGACAACCTCGCCGATCGTCTCCAGTTCGACGGCTTCGACAATGACAACTTCAACTTTCAGGAAATGTTCGACCAGAATAACCCTGACATCTTCTATGACGATGCCATGCTCTCCGCTCTGATCAGTTCATGCTCTTTCGTACTGGTTACGAAAGGAACAGAGACGCAGGTCGGAAAGAGGATCCGTTTCCAGGTCATTGATGGTGGTAATGCCACGGGTGTTATTGACGATTATACGAAGCTCCTGACCGAAGGCTATGCCGTTCTCGATCGTGATGACAAGGATGTGGTTACGAGATGGGCTTATTGCACGCCCGGAAGGACGGAGATCTACGAAGCAGGTCAGACGGATCCGATCGCGGTGGAGACATTCAAGTCAAACTACTGCGCACTGGTCCCGATCATATACAAACCCGATGCCAAGAGACAGTTTGGTCATTCAAGGATCTCAAGAGCGTGCATGGACTACGCGAAGTCAGCCATGAGAACAGTCAAGAGGTCGGAGATCGCTGCGGAGTTCTATTCGTTCCCGCAGAAGTACGCGACAGGACTGTCGGAAGACGCGGAACTGCTCAACTCATGGCAGGCAACGATGAGCGCCATGCTCACATTCACAAAGGATGAGGATGGAGACAGACCGACACTCGGTCAGTTCCAGGCTGCGAGCTTCACTCCGCATCTCGAACAGCTCAAGGCGATCGCTTCCATGTTCGCAGGCGAAACGGGACTCACGCTTGATGATCTCGGCTTCTCCACAACGAACCCGTCAAGCGCGGAGGCGATCAAGGCAGGTCACGAGACATTGAGACTGATGGCCACCAAAGCACAGAGGTGCTTCGGTGTCGGTTTCAAGAATGTCGGGTACATGGGTGCGTGCATCCGTGACGATCAGGCATACCTGAGAGAGGAAGTCTTCAACACGAAGGTGCTCTGGAAGCCGACATTTGAACCGGATGCAGCGATGCTCTCGGCAATAGGTGACGGAGTTCTCAAACTGAATCGGGCTATGGAGAACGGCGGAACGTTCATAGATGCCGAAAGAATGAGACGTATTACGGGTATTGAGTAATGGCACTTAAATACGAAGACATCAAACAGGAGTTCATAGACACGGTCAGCAACGACAAGACGTGCCAGAGACTCTACAAGCAGATCAGAAGTGGTGATGCCTCGTATAAGACAGGCTCACAGCTTGCAGCCAGGATCGGCGAGGACCTGGGAAAGGTCCTCAAGAAATACGCTCCGCAGACCACGGTCTACGAGTGGGACCTTGACGATCTTCTCCCAAAGTCGCTCGGCCTCGATCATTCGATGGTCGCTGAAGCGTGCAACCAGATCCAGACGAAGATGAACAAGGATGCGGGCCTCGGTATCAAGCCGAAGGAACCTCGCTTCGACTGGGATCGTGTCCAGGGCATGATCACGGAGCTGAAGGACCACGCGGACACATTCTCCGATATAGAGAAGTCGTTCTGGGACCAGCTCGCCAACTTCTCACAGAGCATCGTTGACGAGTCGATCAGGGAGAACGCCAACCTCATGTTCAACTCTGGCATCAGGACACTGGTGGTCAGACAGCCCGAGGCGGGCGCGTGCAAGTGGTGTGAAGCCCAGGCAGGTTCCTATGACTACAACGAAGTCAGGGACACGGGCAACGACGTATGGAGACGGCATGAAAACTGCCGCTGCACCATAGATTTTGTAACGGAAAGGAACTCGAGCCTTTATACGGAACGAGTCAACAACTTCAAAACGTGAGGTGATTACCATGCCAGGACATTCACGGGACAAACCACAAGGAGGAATAAACGAAAATGAGTAGAGTCGGGAATCAGCTCCCGACTCTTTCAGTAATACTGCCGTATGAGAAGTCACACGGTGATGAAGCAGTCCAGCTCTACAACATGAGCGGAAACACCTGCCAGGAATGGCAGGCGTTGATGCTGAATGACATTATGGCCGTCAATGATGACGGACTTTGGATCCATACCAAGTTCGGTTACTCGGTTCCGCGCCGTAATGGAAAAACGGAAATCTTAACCCAGCGCGAAATGTGGGGCTTATTTGCGGGAGAACATATTCTCCACACGGCTCACTTAACCGACACGGCGCACACCGCATGGGAAAGACTGAAGGCAAGGCTCGAGTGCATCGGCATCGCGATCAGGACATACAAAGGTTATGGCCGAGAGCGCATCGAGATACCCGAGACAGGCGGTCTCATAGACTTCCGAACAAGGACCAGCTCCGGCGCGCTCGGTCAAGGCTATGACCTGTTGATCATAGACGAGGCGCAGGAGTACACGCAGGCGCAGCAGACCGCACTCAACTACGTCGTATCTTCATCGAGGAATCCACAGACGTTGATGTGTGGTACGCCTCCGACAGCGGTCAGCAACGGCTCGGTCTTCCGCGATTATCGTGACAAGACCTTGCAGGGCGACACGATCAACGGCGGATGGGCGGAATGGTCCGTTGACCACAAGACAGACGTGCATGACAAGGAAGCATGGTATCAGACGAGCCCGTCTCTCGGCACCATCCTCACGGAGAGGATAGTCAGAGACGAGATCAACGGCGATGACCTCGACTTCAACATCCAGCGCCTCGGCTTGTGGATCCGATATAATCAGCAGTCCGCGATCAGCGCTCCCGAGTGGGACGCGCTCAAAGTGGAGACACTTCCCAAGTTCAAGTCAGGCATTTATGCGGGCGTGAAGTTCGGGAAAGACGGGCAGAACACCTGCTTATGCATCGCGCTCAAGACAGAAGACGGTCGGGTATTCGTTGAGGGTATCGACTGCCGGAATCAGAGAGACGGCAACGAGTGGGTGATCAACTTCCTGATCAAATGCAAGGTCAAGGCGGTCTTGGTAGACGGTGCTTCCGGGCTCGAGACATTCCTGCGGGAGTGCAAAGAGCAAAAGCTCAAGAACGTCAAGTCTGCAACGGTCAAGGAAGTGGTTCAGGCTTCATCAGACTTTGAAACTGCCATAGCTAACAAGACGCTTTGCCACAACGGGCAACCTGCCCTGCGGCAGAGCGTTTCTAATTGCAAGCATAGAGCGATCGGCTCTGGTGGCGGTTACGGCTATCAGACTCTCGACGATGACATTGAGGTCGCGTTGATAGAGTCTGCTGTTTTGGCAACTCACGCGTGCATGATGGCCAAAGAGACCAAAAAGCAACGCGTCGGTTACTAATAAATCTACGTTACCGAACGGGAAATCGGGAGAAAGGACAAAACCATGTCAGAAGAAAACAAGGAAGGCTTCAAGCCTATCGAAACTCAGGAAGAACTGGACAACATCATCAA